TCCAATTGTTTTGTGCTAAACAATCTTCGACAATATCTTCGTAGCTTGTATTCATAACTAAGGCTTCATCAGTACCCTCTGTAAATGATGAAAGTGGTTCCATGCCCACCATAACCATAGCTCTTTGTGCTACCTCAATATCCGTCTTAGCTGTTTGTGGCATTATGTACCTTTAACTAATTTACGTCTTGCTTTAATTCGTGCAATTGGATCATTGCTAAATTTAGATTTATTTCCAAAACGAGATAGGTTGCTCATTTCTGTGCCTACAACTTGTCCTTGAAATTTATCTTTTTTATAGGAGGGACTAGGTCTTTGAAACTTTCCATTACCAATAGATTCATGTGGCTCTTTTTTACCAAAACCTGATCTCTGTATTGTATCTTTCACTTTTGCACTAATTGCTTTATATGAACGCCCAAGATCTTCAGCTATGCTTGTTGTATCTCTGTGTACAAACCCCATTGTTTTTTTGAGAACATTTTTTTTGGATTTATCACCCATGCCATACATTAGTAACCCCTACCACCTTTACCTTTACCTTTTTTCTTCATTATGCTGACTCCTTCTTTTTTGATTCTATGATTTTTTTCTTTAGATCATCAGGTAAACTTTTTTGTTTGGCAGTAAGCATACTTTCGCCATTACCATTCTTTTTGTTACCCATGTTCTTATTTTTACGATCAAGTTTCTCATTGTAATTCTTAAGTGCAACTAGACCCTCTTTGGTATAGGCAAATTGCTTCCCATCTTTAGCTTTTGGCATCTACTTTACTCCCAAGTTTTACATTAGAACCAAACTTTACTGTATATACAGTTCCATTAACAGTTCTAACTGAGTGATTAGAGGAAGTGGCCTCTTGAGCCACCTCCTTAGTTTTAGTTGGTTTCTTAGCCATTATCTACTGTCCGAAGTCATACTGACAATATCAGCAGTATCAATTGCTGATCCGTCATTAGAAACTACAGTTGTAATACCAAAACCATTAGATGCATTGATAAATATTACATCGCCAACATTCATCTCGTTGACTAATGCATTGAAATACCCAGCAGCATCTATTGTATTTAGTGCATCACCAGTGGATTTGTAATTCCAAATATGGAACCCATTACCAGCATAGGAAACTAAACTTAAGTCTGCTTGAACTAACGCCATGTCTACCTCCTATTTCTTTAGTTCCATTTCAAATACACCTTCAGCATCGATTAAGACTGCATTCTGTTGCATTTTGTTCATAACAAAATAACTGTCTTTATCGTTGTGATATTGCATATTTGAAGTGATGTCTGATCCTATTGCGTGTGCAACAGCATCTCTATGATAAGCAAAGCACTCTGTATGAGTAGTACCAGCTGCTCCTGATCCATTTGTAGATGTTAGTCCACCATGGGCAAACCACATGAAACCTAACCATCTTTTGGCAGTTACGCCATTTGGAAAAGGTAGATCATTTTCTCCAACATAGTTTGTTCTTGAGAATTGATCTATAGCCATAAGCTGACTCCATTGCTCCCAACCAACAACTGCATATCTCTGACCATCATCAGGGACATTGTTGTTACCAAACTTTTCCATAAGCTCTAATGCCCAGGTTAAAGTTATTCCGTTGGAAGTTTCATCATGAGCAGATGTTGTTGTTGTCATCTGATTTAGAATCAACTCATCAGTTTTTCTGCCTAAAGCAAAAGCACCTGATTGTTGTGCGACTTGCATCTCATCGTGATTAATTCTTAACTGATCTAGATCATCGACCCACTCACCAGCAAAGAAGTCCTCAACTGTAACAGATACATTAGTATGTGCAAGATTCATTGGTGCAATATTACCATGTCTTGCTTTTGTAGTAGCAAAACCTTTACCGATTTTTTGGAATGTTGTTTTGTTCTTAACACCATTTCTAGTACGAACAGTATTCCTAAGTTTTGAACCCATACGTTGATAAGCAACGTGTACTCCAGACTCAAACTCCTCAATAAAGGAAGTGCTTATGGTATTAACAGCCATTATAGCCTCCGTTAAAGGTTAAAAATTATACTATTCTGGTTATTCGCTTCACTACTACCTTGAAGTTATTCCATTACTGGGCCTCTAAGTAGTTCTACGAGCCTTCTAGTAATTACAATGTTTCAGAAAAAATATACTTTGTTAATTCACATTACTTTCACGTTGCCTAGCAAGTTGAGCTGCCATTGCTCTAACTTTAGCAATATGAACTGGATCTCCACCATTTTGCCAATACTTAGGATCTCTCTGTGCTGATTGTAAATCTTCTTTAGTAATACTATCTTGAAACTCAGTAGTAGTAACCATATTGAACTTTGGTTGACCATTAAGCTCCATAATAGATTCAAAAAACTTTACCATACCAGCTGAAGCTGGAATCCCAGCAAAAACATTATAATCCTCTTCTGATAAAACAGAATTTGCCCATGCATCAACTCTTTCAAGTCTTCTATCTGCGTGTTCACCTAGAACTTCAGACTCTTCATTCCAATCAGGACCTGATGTTGCTTGCATAGTCATATATTCTGATACAAAATCACTAAACTCATCTTGAGAAAGAGCCATATTATGTGCCTTATCTCTAAACCAGTTGAGCATATGATCGTCATCAGGTACTTCTAAAAGATTACCTTCTTCGTCTTGTACCTCTAGTTTGTAATCAGCTGGTGTTACTGGAACTTCTTTGGAAGCCTCTTCATTAATTTCTTCCACAAGCTCTGCTTTAATTTCATCACGTCTTGAATGAAATTTTTGCTGTAACTGATTATAACTGTTAGCCAATTGCTCTGGAGTTTCGAACTTTGGGTCAAGCCACTCAGGTCTTTCGGTTGAGTCTGCTTGCTCAACTTCGTTTTGCTCACCTGAGTCTTTTGCACTCTGCTCTTCAACTCCACCTTGTTGATTTTGGCTTTCATTGCTTTCTGTAATTGCTTCTTGCTCATTAGACATATTATCTCCTATTTAACAGTCCCACTTTCTTAATGCTTTGTTTATTCTGCTATTTGGATCGTTAGCAGTCTTTTTACTAGTCAATTTCTTTTTCATTCCCATCATTCTTTTGCAAAATGATCTACGTCTAGCAGCTGCCTTTGGACTTTTCTTCGCTTCTTTTGCAGAAACTGGACGTTTGATATTCTTCCCCTGACGACGTAGGCTTGCTCTTCCTTTGGCATTAAGACCACCACTGGGATTTTTTCCTTCTTTTCTTTGCCATGCTGGTGTCTTAGCCATAATTTACGTCCTTGCATATGTTGGTTTTTTACTTGCACTATCAGGATTTGTTTTTCTTTTTCTTGCAACAGCTGCCCTCTTTTCTGCAACAGTCATTCTAGCAGCTTTAGATGATGGCACACATTTAGGGTATTTTCTACCATCACCCATCTTTCTGCCACACTTAGGGTGTTTACCATCTTTCTTTGTGGATATGTCTACCCAATTTTCACCAAACCATTTTTTTAGACTCATGCTGACCTATATTTACCACCCATTTTCTTATATAAACGAACAAGCTGGCCACTAGCATATGCTGATGGCCATTTCTTCACTCTACCTTTTACAATAGCTTTTGCTCTTGCATATAGTTTAGGATTGGTTGGTTTGCTCGCCATTTAGCCTCCCTTTTTCTGTCCTGTGTTTGATGAGTGCCACGACCCACCTCTGACCTTCAAAGTGAGCAAGGTTCTCGATTGTTGTTCCAGCACCATGAATGTTGCCCGTTGTGATATTTTCCAAATACTGAAGAAACAGTTTGCCGATGCCTGTACCAAAAATAGCGTAGGCTTTATTATTAAGATCAGCTTCAACCTCAGCAGTATATCCTCTACCATCGACAGATGCATTGACTTTTTCCTTTTTCATTATTGTCCTCGTTGTTGTTGCATTAATTGTAATGCCATGTCAATGTTCCCTTGTACTTCATCTCTACTAGCCAATAATTGTTCCTTTACACCAAACTTTGATGCAAGGTATTTGATTACCTCTTCTTGATTATACAAAGCTGGTGTTATGTCAGGACCAAATGTTCCTGATACAGTTTGCTGGAATCTAACAAAATCTGCAACATCTTGTTGATCTTGAGCCCTTAGTAACGGAGATACTGGTACTATCCTTATTTCTCTGCCATCAACTTTAGGTATATCAAGTATGCCTTGCTCAGAATAGATAGCTACTATTCTCTCAACTAATGGGTGTAAAAATTCTTTCTGCATTCTACCAGCAACTGCACCCATATCTCTTGCAACATCTGCTAATCTCTCTGATACTTCTGTTGCAGACAATGGTGTCTTGGCATTTGCTCTAGAATCTAATTCATCTATATATAATGCTTTTCTTACATTTCTTCTCATATCTTCAAGAATCAATTGACCTACATCGAATCTAGCTGGACTTTGCAAAGATTCTAAACTAGACCCAGGGCTTCGTGGTATAAATGTCCCAGGCTGTATAGTAATATTATCAGGATTAAACACTCCATCATCGTCATAAACATATGCACCTCCTATAGCCATTTCAGCATTTTCTAATATTAACTGAACTGTTAGGTTTAATGTTTTTATTGCTGGCATTGCTTGTAATACTGGACCTCGTCCCCAAACTTCCATTCCACTTTTAGACCATCTAGTTGTCAACCAAGGTAGTGATCCTTTGCCTTTTAACTTTGTTTTTTGCAGAATATGATTGTCAGTTTCTGATAAAAGATAGTATGTATATTCATCTTTAAACTTATCGTCACTATCAAACATGGTTGCTTCTATTATCCGTGTTTTTCTATGTGGATCGTTCTTTTGAATCCTAGTCATATCAGCACTAAACTTGGCATCAGGATATCTATGCTTTATATCTGTTATTTCACAATCATAGTTCCATCTAAACCAATCTGTTACTTGATCCATAGCTCCTGACAAAAGTGCTACGTTACTTGGTGGTACAGCAGTAAAATGGAGATCGCCAACAAAACGTCCTGATTCAACAAGCATATTCATTGTACCTATACCTAGATCTTGTAGACCCTCATGAAACTCAGAATTAAAATTACTATTTCTTAATCCTTCATGTAAGAGTTCTGTTATATCATCAAGTTCTTTCAACAATTGTGAGTTCACTTGGTCGGCTGGGTACTCAGGACCTGGGGCAAGTTTGAATGCTCGACCATTTGGAGGAAAAAAGCCAAGCTGAAGTCTTGAGGCAAACCTAGGGAGTCCAGTTACTGCTGTTTCGTCATAAATATTTTCTGTCCGTCTTTGACCAGCATATTCGCCAAAGAAACTTTCTCTATGTGGTAATACATAATCATATATCTCTTCCCATATATCAGACCAATTCTGCCACCTACCTTTGGCTTTTTTGAATCGGTTCATTACCTTCTTGTACTCACCACCATCTCCAGTTTGTCCTGAAGGTGCTGAACCCGAATCACCACCATAACTAAGCATTATATGTTCCCCCCATATTCTTGGTTAGATTCTTTCTTCTAAAACCAGTAAAATCTTCTAACTCACTGCTTTGTAGGGATTTGCTACCAATTTTGTTACTAGCTATCTTTCTTACGTTTTCTTTTCTGTTAAATTCTTGTCTAGCAGCTTCTTCTTCATTTATTCGCTTTTGTTCAGCTTTCTGCTTCTGTAATTCAGGATCAGGTGCTATTTTTGGACTACCTAACATACTACCCATGTGATTGCTCCAATAAATCGTTTGCATCAAAGATGACTTTTCCTTTTAATCTACGCAATTCACAATACAGTTGGTATGGTGTTAATATCCAAAACTTCCTGATATTACATAGATGCTTAATAAAACTTACACAATAAAATAACCTTGGCATATAAATTGGCTTATCTTTTACATCAATTTCAATACATTCACTAGCTAAATGCATATTTAAGACTAATTCAGTAGCTTTTTCGTCTTTTAATGTATGAAAATGGAAACCATTTGTAGTTAATTCTAATTTTTTCCATATATCTAACTCAACATCATAATTTACTGCATAAACATGAGAAAAACCAACACGATGTTTGGTAAAAAACTTCCAAATGCCTATATTTTTGCTCTCACAAAAGCATATTATCCACTTCATATTGCTCTTTTCCTACTAAAACGTGTATTTCTTCTCTTCATACGATCAAATGGATTACTTATTCTCTCTACAACTGTAGAAGATGATGCTCTTTGACCACCTAACATGACCTTTCTACCCTCTCCACCACCTAAAAAAGCATATTGTAAAGCATCATGGCAATGTGAAAATCTATTTTTATCAGGTTTTTCCTCATATCTCTCACTACCCATGTAATACATTCTTTTATATTGGTAGCCACCTTCGAATCCTGATATTAAATTTGTACAAGTAGGGCTAATAGTTAACGATGGCATACCATCTGTCATACGATTAATAACAGATTCCACTGCTTCAACTCTTACTGTAATGTCATTTGTAGGTGCTGGGTAAGCATTAATACCAGCTGCTCTTAACATCATAAATGGTGTATGCTCAGATACCTGTGCCATTTGATTACCAGCTGGATCTCCTATAAATTTGTACGTTAGTTTATCCCATTGATGTCTTGATATTTCTTTTTTCAGTATATCTGCAAATCTGATTGCTCCCATATCTTTGCCAATGATTTCATGGAAAATTACCCATTTACCAGAATGCAACTGTTGGCAAAAGACAGCAGAAGGGGATCGTCCAAAGTCTATGCCAACAATTACATCACTCTGTTCTGTTGGCACTAAAGGCTCACTAGAAACATGAGTATCTCTTCTAAATGTTGGATAAACTGGCTTACCATCTAATAAGGCTTGGTATTCATTCAAAACATATACCTTTACCCATGATGGTGCTTTACCTAAAATTATCTTGTCATAATATTCTCTTTGTAGATTTTCCCTATTCTCTGATTGTAAATTAGCCTCATATCCTGATAAATTACCATGCATATCCTTTTT